TTTAAGGAAGAAATTATGAATGTTAAGATATTAACACATAAAGATATCCATTACAAGAGTCCCATCAAATACATGCCGCAAAATTCCCAAATTACCTACCATGGAACTTGCACGGGGATGTCTACAACTCAATCTAGTGTTAGAGTCACACCCATATCACATATCATTATGGATGTTTGTGATGTTCCAAATAAATGGGGTCCACCCAAGATGAAACCTGAATATTTTGGCTGGCAAACATGTCTGGCTAATATGAGCACTCCTGGGGATGAATTTCCTCATAGTCAATTAAAATTGGCTATGGAGGATTATATTGAGCCCCTTGAAGAAATTATTAGAAAAGACATGTATAAGGACATTGTGCCTTTGTGCGATCAGGAAAATATAATGGGTCGACCAGGATGCAGATTTATTGACGCTATTAAACTTAGCACTTCTATAGGTTATCCTCTATCAGGTAATAAGAGAAATCACGTTGTTGAATTAGAGGATGGCACTATTACTTTCACACCATTGATATGGGATGAAGTTAACAGGTGTTTAGAAACTTATAAACGAGGTGAACGAGCGTATCCAATAGCAAAAGCTGTAAAGAAAGATGAAGTTGTGTCAAAAGATAAGTGTCGTATATTTTATGGGAATCCTATATCTTTAACATTTCTCATTAGAAGGTATTATTTACCAATAATTAGATTTTTGCAACTTAATCCTCTTATAGCTGAATGTGCTGTTGGTATTAATAGCCATGGACCAGAATGGGACGCCTTACATAAGCATTTTACAAAATATTGCGATGAGGATGGTAATCGTTTGATTGGTGGTGATTATAGTAAATATGATCAAAAATTACCAACACAATTGATATTATCAGCATTGCAAATCTTGAATAGACTTGCACGTGTGAGAGGCTATTCAGACGAAGATGTGAAAATTATGGAGGCTATGGCTGGAGATATCGTTTACGCTATGATAGCTTACAATGGTGACTTGATTAGTTTAACCAGTGGAGCTCACATTAGTGGCAACTCTCTCACAGTCATCATTAATGGCATATGTGGAAGTTTGAATGCTAGATTGTATTGGTTATCATTAGATAAAATTATTCCGTTCAGGGAGGCAGTTGCCTTTATGACATATGGAGATGATAACCTGGGGTCAGTGCATGAAGAACACACAGATTTTAATATCAAAGGTTTTTCACATTTTCTTAAGCAATATGGTCAAACTTACACAATGCCAAATAAGGAAGATGAATTGTCAGAGTGGTTACCGCCTGATCAGCTTGAATTTCTTAAGCGTAAGAGTTCTTATATACCCGAATTGGGAAGGTATATAGGAGCTCTTAGTGAAGATTCCATTTTTAAGTCGTTGCATTGTTTTTTGCGCGAAAAAGGTTCGCCTTTGACTCAAGAACAAGCGTGCGCGGTTAATATTGATGGAGCTTTACGTGAGTGGTTTAATCATGGTAGGGACGTTTATGAAAATAGACGCCTACAAATGGTTAAAGTAGCTCAATTAGCAAGTATCGATCATATGTGCTCTGAATTGAATATGACATTTGAAGATAGATTACAAAATTGGTTTGATACTTACAACGACCTCGGGAAAGTCGATAAAAGTTCCACCCCGTAGAACCGCGGGGTTCCTGTGTATAGTTAAAGAGTTCATGTTATGTATGGTTACCAATTTATAGATTGTTTAATTTTATTTGTGTATATAATTTAGGCTTCATAACATTCGATTTAGTCCTATTTAGGAACGGTTTATCACCAAACAAAATAATCTGTGATCTCCAATGAGTGTGGGAGATCATCTGTACATTCACTTACTACTATTTATATAAGAAATGCAAGAGATCTAAATCTCTATTACAATACACCCCTCCATCCAGGGTCGGTTGTAATTAAATTATTTGAGGATGGTGAGGATGTGGATCCAATACCAATGTCCACGTTTGAACCACATTCTGGTGTAGATATCAATATGGGTCTTGCTCCGACATCAAAGGAGAAAAATATGACATTTATTGAAGGAGATGATGCAGGAGTATTTGAAGTCCCTACATCTCATGATTCAACTAGGTCTTTGAGGAGAACAGATGATATGGATTTAAATTCATTCTTTAGTAGACCTGAAAGAATTTATAGTTTTACATGGAGTGTTGGAACAGAACCATATATAGCTTTCAATCCTTGGAATGCGTATTTTAATAATTCGAGAGTTATTAATAGAATATCCAATTATAATTTATTACAAGCTAAATTACATATTAAGATTGTAATAAATGGTAATGGATTTCTATACGGACGATTATTGGCTGCGTATCTACCTTTAGATACTTGGGATCAAATGTCCGACATAGGTCCCGAGCCCAACGATGCGATACAGTGTTCTCAATTGCCTCATGTGTACATAGATCCAACCACTTCTAAAGGTGGTGAGATTGTGTGTCCATTTTTGTATCATAGAGATTATTTGTCAATTACTGATGCATCATGGTCTGAAATGGGAACCTTGATTATTCGAACATTGAATCAACTTAAACATGCCAATGGAGCAGATGAAGTGATAACAGTTGCTGTATTCGCTTGGGCTGAAGACGTGGTGTTGAGTGGTTTGACATCAATTGATCCTACAACTATGATACCACAGAGTGGTCAAGAAGTCGATCAAGCCAATTTAAAAGGCATGATATCAGGTCCAGCAACAGCCATTAGTAATATGGCTGGAAAATTGACTGGAATACCAACTATTGGTCCTTATGCGATGGCCACTCAAAAAGTTGGCCAAGGCGTAGCCGCGGTTGCAAAAGCTTTTGGTATGTCGCGGCCCACACATACGGCTGTGCCTGTATCTAATAGGTTGAAAGCTGTGTCTAGTTTAGCCTGTACCACAGTGCCAGATAATGTAGAGAAGTTAACAGTTGATGATAAACAAGAGTTGTCTATAGATCCTTCAATAATGGGTCTTGGATCCCAGGATGCCATGGATATAACCTCAATATCAACTAGAGAGTCATATTTAACTACATTTGGTTGGAATATTGGAACTGGAGTTGATGGTTTATTGTGGAATTGTAAAGTTTCGCCGTCAGCTTGGGCTTGCACTGGTTTGCCTAATGCTAATGGGACTGCTTATCACTTTCCAGCATGTACGGCAGCTGTTCAGCCATTTACATACTGGACTGGGTCCATAAAATATAGATTTCAGATCGTGTGTTCAAATTTTCATAAAGGCAGAATACGTATTGTGCATGATCCTAATTGGTCAATTTCTGCCAATCAGTTTAATGTTCAATATTCTCATATAGTGGATTTGGCTGAAACTCAAGATTTTACTATTCAGATTAATCCGGCACAAGCTACCACGCTTATGAAATATCATAATCCTGCTATATATGATCCAGATGATGTTTACAAGTCTACGGCGTTTACAGCAGTGGAATCTGAACAGGGTGTACCTTTACAGAATGGTATGTTATCTGTTTATGTGTTGAATCGTTTAACAGTTCCAAATAGTACGATCAATAATGATATACAGATAAACGTATTTATTTCCACTGGAGACGATTTTGAGGTCTTTGTTCCTTTTGATGGATTCGCTAACTTTACGTTTTTTGATCCAACGTTCGAGGCTCAAAGTGGTTATGAAGTTGATGGTCAAGAAACAACTAACCCTAGTGCCCCAGAACAAACCGATGTAAAGGAGCTAGGCCCTGACCCGAGTAATCAAAATAATATAAATGTTGTTTATACGGGAGAGTCAATAAAATCATTTCGGCAAATGCTCAAAAGGTATAATATACATACCTGTTTTGGGTCGGCAGGATACCCTGATGAGCCCACAGTAACTAGATTAACTGCTCCTTGGTACCCTTATTATAGAGGGAAACAAGTTGAGGGTGTTAACAATACATTAGAAGGATATGAATACAATTATTGTAATACAATATTATTACATTGGGTGTCCACTATGTTTTCCGCTATGCGTGGTTCAATTAGGTATAAGCTAGTTCCTAGATGGTCCCAAAATGGTGATAAGCCATTATCTATTACAGGTTATGTTCTTAGATACTCCGACGAATTTGGCAATGATGAATATGAAATTACTACAACTCCCTCTGGTATTATAGGGAGTCGTAGTCAGCAGGCTTGGCTATCAGTTTTTCAAAATGTCACATTTAATGTGCCAACTTGTCATGGTGGAGCCACCTATTTTAATTCAGCAGTGAACCCTTGTGTTGAGTATGAAGTACCATTTTATTCGCCATTTAGATTTGCACCAGGAAAACATAGAGTCTGGACAGGTATTGATACTTATTTAGTTGGAGGTTGGCGAGCTATACTGTATTCAAACACGCCATTTATAATGGACGTGTTGGTAGCAGCTGGCGAAGATTTTCAACTAGGTATGTTCACTGGTATGCCAAGGATGTATAGAGAAGGTCCACCTCCTTTACCATCTGATGACTCATAAGCTTTTTGGTCGCACTGACCAGGAAGAGTTCCGAAACTTGGGAACTCTTTATCAAACATGTGCATAGGTTGTGACACCTACGGTTAAAGTATAGCTTAACGTCACTGACCTAATATGGGTCCTGTTTCTTAACAAACAGTAGCAGTGTATTTTCTGCATGTTAAGGCGATTATATGGATCGCAAAGCACCTAGAGATAGGTGATTTTCCATTACTCCGATGTAACCTCGGAGGGGTCTAAATGACCTGGACTCGCAGTCCGACTATATTTGTAACTTTATTGGAGTTTTATAAGCGTCGGATTCGTCTGGCGTCATTTTTATCCAAGAGGTGTTACAAATTTTAGTAGCGAGCCCAGCTTTCCTGTGAGGGAAAGACTTGCAGAGCGGTT